CCGTACATCCGCGAGATTGTTGCACACAAAAGACCCACTTGGTGCGTTTTCGAAAATGTTTATGGTCACGTCAGCATGGGTCTCGACACGGTGCTATCTGACTTGGAAACCGATAACTACGCCACAAGGACGTTTATTGTACCAGCTTGCGGTGTCGATGCCCCGCACCGACGCAACCGAGTTTGGATCATCGCTCGATTTATGGCCAACCCCAACAACTCAGGAAATAGAACACAACGACATGACCCTGACACCGAAGGGCAGAAGGTTGTCAAAGGATGGGAAGAGCAGTCACAGTATCAATTTAGCAGACCAAGCGAGGATGTTTCCGACAGTGCAAGCCAGAGATTGGAAGGGCGCAAGCGGTCGGAGCATGAAGGGCATGGAGAGAGATTTGCCGCAAGCGGTAAAAGAAATGGACGGTTCTGGAAGGCTGAACCCAACGTGGGTAGAGTGGCTCATGGGGTACCCGGAAGGGTGGACAGACTTAAAGGGCTAGGCAACGCAATCGTGCCGCAGATAGCTATGCAGATTGGCACAATTATAAAAGAGGTCAGCAATGTATAGGAATAGGAATAAGTACGGCGCGAAAAAGACGGTCGTCGATGGCATTACATTCTACAGCAAAGTATCCGGGCGTCGAAATTACGGAAACATAACGCTGGAGCATTGCTTCGAGGCAGTCCAGGATGTCAAATACATCACGCTCAGGCAACTGCGGAGCCCTCGCCGTGTCTATGTAATGCAGAAACACCTATTCGTTGCGCTAGCTTGCGAATGGACGAGCGAGAGTTATCCAGGAATAGGACGTTACATGGACAAGCATCACACCACCATCATGTATTACGAGCAGCGGAAAAAGACAGAGGATTTCTATGCACTATACCAAAAAGCGGAAGACCGCATCCAAGAAGAACTTGCCCGACAAGAGAGGAAGGCCAGCAACTTGTGATAACTGCGGCGAAAGTAAATACTATTATGTCATCTTCCTCACAGGACGAACCCTCTGCACCGATTGCGATAAACCTAAATATCGAGAGCGACAGAGTGGTTTGTCACACGCAAAAATGTTTTGAGAAATTAAGGGGGTTGACAGAATGAAACATGACGATAAAATCAGCGAACAAGCTGAAACGGTATTACTAGCTAAGCAAGTATTACTAGAAGTATTACTAGCTAGTAATACTAGTAGATCTACAAGTAGTACTACTAGTAAACCCCATAATAGTAATAATAAAGATTATACTAGAAGTATTACTAGTATGCTGGCTAGCACGCGCAAAAATAGCAGCCATGCGTATGTTTCTGCTATTAAGCGCAGAACGCTAGATGAAGATAGCTGGCGGCAAGATAGGCTTATAAAAGCTATTCGCAAAAAGTATAGCTCAGACCGCGTTAAAGATATTCTAAGAGAGATGGCTAGTGTTACGCGCTTTGAGCGTGTTGCATTTATGGACAAGATGGAGCAGTTACTTGGACTTAGCAGACCTAGATAGCTTATTTAAAGAAGCAGCTGAAACTGAAAGGCGTATGCCACCAGCTATGCGTAAAGCAAAGCAGGCAACCTGGCCTGATTATGTAAAAGATTGGATGGGTTATGGCTGGACACAGCAAGGCGAGACTATTCTGAAGCCAACAGCTAAACAAATAGATAATCTGGATTATGCTTTAGGGCTTGGTCTTACCATGCCAGAAGATGATAGACGGCTAATCTGGGCAGTTTGTCATAGTGCTGCTTTCAAGCAAAGAGGTGCAAGCTGGACTAAGCTTGCTAGGATGCTAGGACTGCATGACCCACGTAGGGTAAAACAAGCTTATAAAGATGCACTAATACGCTTATATTATCAATTAAATTGATTTTTTATGCTTTTTCGTTTTGCGAATGACGCGAAATCGTCTATCATATTTCTATGATTAGGGCATATCTAGTATGTTTCTAATTTAGTTTTCCTTCATTAATTTCTCCCATTCAAACTGAGCTGCCCTTCGGGGCAGTTCTTTTTTGAGGTATCATGGCTAAAAGAATTACTAAAACTATCATGCAAACTATTGCTGACAGGCTAGCTACTGGACAGACACTTGTGCAGATCTGCAAAGACCCAGACATGCCAGCTTACAGAACTATTACAGCGTCTGTGCATAGAGATGATGAGCTGTGGGAAATATACCGTAAGGGCAGAGTTATGCAGGCAGAGTATTATGGTGATCACATTGTAGACCTTGCTACAGAGGCTTTGCCAGCAACTGTTGATGCCAAGGTATTGAATGCAGAGGTACAACGTAGACGGTTAGAGATAGATACGTTGAAGTGGACATTTGCACGTAACCAGCCTTGGGGCATTCGTGACAAGAAGGAAGACGCTAATGCTAACCAAGGAAGTATTACATTGAGCTGGGCTAATGGAGAGGTACATGCAGAATAAGAAGTACTCAAGCAAGCAGATGGCTATGGCTAAGCTGGCTGACCCAAAGAACAAGATTACTGGAGCAGACTTAAAGAAGCTGAGAGAAAAAAAGGTAATGGAAAAACGACCTGATTGGCTTAATCGAGCATTAGATCCTAACACTCCAATGACAGAAGCTAATGAAACTGTCAGGACAATGTCAGTAGATGGTAAGCTGTTTCCTACAGTCAGGATGATTAATGGTAAGCTAGTTAAGTTAGGTGATAAAGCAGCAGAAGACTATGCAATGCTGCGTAAGGATTTTATAGAGTTTGAAACTGACGAACAAGCTACAGAGTTTAGTAAGCAGCTGAGCAGGATGATAGGTGCAAGACGTAACCTGATGCAACGAAGTAAGCAAGAATAGATATATATATAGAACATCCTGTGTTGCTGAGCTACGCGCGTGAGGCATGCCCCAGCTGGAAACGCATAAGTAGTGCGGTGTCCTGTCTGGCTGTAACGTAGAGCCTGCCTTATATTTATTGTACAGCTGCATGGATTGTTCGCAGATTGTTCGCAGAATTAGTTGCTCGATTTGCCTGACGGACACCCACCCACCCCCAGAAACTGGGCGCCATATCTATAGGTATATATATCCTAATGAAAGTGTCTCACACTCACACACTGCGTTACATTCCGCACAGCGCAGTCCAGCAATACGAGCGAACAGGCTGGATAGTTTTGAAGCGAATGCATGGGCATCATGGCGAGTATGCGATGCTAATGGAAAAGATAGATGCAAATAGTAATACCGTACCAGCCAAGGAAGTTGCAGGCTGATTTACATCGTAGTTTAGACAGCCATAGATGGGGTGTAATTGTATGTCATAGACGCATGGGTAAGACGGTTATGGCTATTAACCATCTACTGCGTGCAGCTATTATGTGCCAGCATCCTAATCCTAGGTATGCGTATTTAGCGCCTACATATCGCCAAGCAAAGGCGGTGGCATGGGATTATCTGAAGCAGTTTGCTGGTAATATTCCAGAGGTAAAGTTCCATGAGACGGAGCTTCGTTGTGATTTGCCTAATGGTTCTAGGATTAATCTGTTAGGGGCTGAGAACCCTGATAGTTTACGAGGAATATATTTAGACGGCTGCTTTATGGATGAAGTAGCTGACATGCCTGAGAGCGTGTTTCCAGAGGTAATAAGGCCAGCGCTTAGTGATAGAAAGGGTTGGTGTTTTTTTGTAGGAACACCCAAGGGGCAGAATGCTTTTTACGAGTTATATGAGACTGCCGTTATTAGCAATGAGTGGTATACAGCGGTTCATAGGGCGAGTGAGACAGATATATTAGATGGCGGTGAGTTAGCCAGCGCAAAAGAAACTATGACGGCTGACCAGTATGCACAGGAATATGAGTGCAGCTGGGTTGCTAATGTGCCAGGGGCTATTTTCGGCAAGGAGTGTCAGGCGGCCTTAGAAGAGGGGCGCATAGGTAGGGTGCCTTATGATCAATCTGCGAAAGTGAGTACATTCTGGGATCTTGGTGTTGGTGATAGCACAGCTATTTGGTTTGTGCAGACTGTCGGCAGAGCTGTTCATGTTATCGATTGTTATGAGTCGAGAGGTGAGGGGCTGCCGCATTATTGCAAGATTTTAAGTGCTAAGAATTATTTATATGGTGAGCATTACGCGCCACACGATATCGAAGTCAGGGAGTTGGGGACAGGCAAAAGCAGGCGAGAGATTGCCTGGGATCTAGGTTTGAATTTCAGAGTAGTGCCAAAGCTGCCATTAGAGGATGGAATACATGCTGCACAAATGGTTTTTGGGCGTTGCTGGTTTGATGCAGAAAAGTGCAAATCAGGCATGGACGCGCTGCGTCAATATCATCGTGGGTATAATGAGAAGAATAGAGCGTTCCGCAATACGCCTGTTCACGATTGGTCTAGCCACTTTGCAGATGCTTTTAGATATATGTCGATTGGACTTAAAGAAACTAGAGCAATGGATAAAGCGCCACAAGCGCTAGCAGATATGAATTATAATCCATTTGCAGCATGATTGAACTACGAAAAGCTATTGAAGCTGACATTGATGCTATTTTAGAAATTATGGCAGAAGGTCATAACGAATCTGCCTTTGTTGGTACGTTTGATGAATGGACGGCACGCCATTACCTAAAAGGGTTTATGGAGCTGAAGCATAGCACGCTAATGCTTGCTGTTGACGGTAATAAGATCCTTGGCGGTGTGATGATGGCTGCCAGTTGGGAATGGTGCGTAGAGCCTATAGCTTATGTGGTTAAATTCTGGGTGCGTGCTTCTGCAAGGCGCACAAGGGCTTCAAGGCATTTAATGCAGTATATTGACGAGTTCGCACGCAGTTGGGGCTGCTCATCTGTCTATGCGACAGCAACGGCTGAATTAGACAAAACAGAACAAAGATTATTTGAGAATCTTTTTGCCAAACATGGTTTTGCAAACTGTGGGGCAACATTAAAGAAGGGTTTGTATAATGGGTAAGTTTTCTCCACCATCACCACCGCCTCCACCACCTCC